AGGCATGGCCTAGCCTCAGTTCAGTTCGCGGAAGGTGATCCCGGCGTTCCAGTTGGTCAGCGTGGTGGCGGTGCCGACCATCGCCAGGACGATCGCGGTATCCGCCGGCAGCACGATCCGTTCCTCCGGGGTAGGCACCCACAACCAGCCGTTCAGGTTGTTGAAGCCGTCATAGATGATCGCCGTCTTCGTCCCGGCCGCGTTCGCGCTGGCGTCGGTGCCCGCCGTGCCCTCGGCGCCGGTCGTCGCACCGGCGATGCCCGACACCCGGCCGCCGACGAAGTGCGGGGCGGGAGTCGTGGCGGTATATGTCCCGAATGCGCTGGCTTGAAGGCAGAGTTGGATGCCGAGCTGTTCGCTCGTCTCGGTCGCGTTCTGCGAGCACCACGCACGCAGAATCTCGATGTTCGAGCCGCCGCTGGCGAGGGTCGAGTCGGTATGGATGATGACCAGATCGGACGAGGCGATGATCGTCTGGTTCTGCATCGAGACGGTGTAGACGCCGCTCATGGGATTCTCCTAGTGGGCGAGCAGTTGGGGGTAATGGTGGACCTTCGGACGGCTGGGGGACATCCCCGGTGTGTAATCGACGAGCATCGCCATGAAACAGACGGAAGCAACGCGACTCGCCGTCTCCGGTCGCCGCACCCGCATAACAGGAGAGGCTTGTAAATCCACCGTGGGGTTATAGGTCGGGGACTGGTGGAGGCGGTCGGTCCAGGCCGTTGGATACGTACCTAAGGCGCCAGCATTATCCCCAGCAGTAACATTCCCGGGGCTGGCGATTGCGGGATTAGAGATCACCTCAAAATTCAGTAATTTGGTGCCGGTCGCGATATCCTCGCCGTCGGATTCCATGAAAGACACCACGTTTATGCGATCGAATGGGAGAATGCCAACGGATGCATAACTACTCATATTGGCATCGTAGGCGTCGGTAGTCCCCGCCGCTCCCCCTGCGTGTTCGATCTGCGTCGTATTTGATTCAGTCGCCGTTCCGACTGGCGGAATGTTGTTGACCGCGTCGAATAGGTTGGTCGTGCCGCCAGCCCCACCAGTCCACAATGACGCTCGAGCATTGTCAGAGATGGGCAAGAGGATTACGACCCTCCCCGGCCCCGGCCAAGTGTTCTCATTTGATCCTGAATCATCGTTCCATGCACCATCCTCGCAATACATGATGGAGTTTGCGCCTGGGGCCGAGAGCCAACCACAAGAAGGGAACAACGCAGTAGCTCCCGGCGTCGCAGATGAGACGACTTGAGAATCACTTCCCAAACCACTGTCGATACCATCGACTTGGAATGCCTCGATACTTTCGGTGCGAGAGGTAGATGCGACGATGATGAACTTGAATTTCGCCTCTATCAGATACCATCTCCCTGTAGTGAGAGTAGTAGGGTGCGAACCCGAACTGGCGGTGATATTGTGAAAGGTTTTGAGTTGCCCGCCCGTGGTGATCTTGAGTCCAACACCCTGACCTGTATTAGATAGCCATGATCCAAATTTCATAAAGTAGGAGTCAGTGGTCAATGGGAGGGTCTGAAAGTAACAGTAGAACCGAACCCAATATGTATAGGTCACAGTGCTATTCGGGATAGCGATGAAGGGGAGGATTCCGGCGGACCTCGTGGCATTCCCCGCTCCGGAGTCCGATATGGCGGCTTTGGTCCCCGTTCGCACGACGGAACTACTGTATGCCGAAGCGTTGTCTGACGGGGCATCCTCCCAACTAGTCATTCCCAATCGTGCCATTTTAGAAAGGCGTCCCGATCCAAATCGTCACAAACGTCTTCCCACCGCTGAACGGGGCGAAACGGACGAACCATGTGCCCGGGTTCCCATTCGGAATCGAGCACAACCAGTCTCCGGGCGGTGGGGGATTGTTGTAGCCCGTGTAGTAGGTACACCACTGGTCATAACTGGAAACGTCGCCTGGATCGGTCAGATGGAATAGGTACATTGAATACCCGCCCTGGGGCTTCGGGTTCCAGACGGCCTCGGCACTTACCGTCCCTACCGTGGTCGTCACGAAACGAAACTCGACTGGATGACCCCATGAAGCCGTCCCCGTTCGGACGAATGAAGCGGCCGCGACGGGCGACGCAACAAGCAGCACCAGCAGGACGGCCGCCAGGAAGCGGCGCATCACAGGGTCAGGGTGAAGATGCCGCTGGCGTGCCAGATGATCGTGAACGTCCCGTCGGTCACGCTGTTTGTCCCGCCGAAGTAGTTGAAGCAGATCCCGTGGTCGGCGACGGTGTCGTCGTAGACCAGGCACCCGAATACGTTCGCCAACGTAGCCGAGCTCCCGCCGGAGGGCGTGTTGTCGGCATCGAACTTGTAGACGTTGGTGGTGAAGTCCGAGGTGACCCCGGTCAGCGGCTCGCCGGCAGCGTCCCATTCGGTGCCGTCACTGACCTCGTTGCCCGCTGCCGTCCACTGTCCGGCGTTGTAGATCGTGTTGGCGGTGGCGACCGTCTGATCGGGCGTGATGTCGTTGTCGTACAGCGCCGCCTTCATCGTGTCCGCGTTCAGGTCGTTGGCGGAGGTGTTGTTGAGGCAGTCGGTGATGAACGCCGAGAAGATCTTGGAGTTTGACCAGGCCATTAGCCGAGTTCCTTTCGTGCGGCGGTGGCCTGCGCCAGCGCCTCCTGGGCGACCTTGAGGTGGCCGCGTTGCCGTGCCTGCTTGCCCTTCGGGGCAGAGGCCAGAAGTTCAGTCAGGCGGGCAACCGCCCGCTCGGCCGATGCGACCGCCGCATCCGCCTGGGTGATCCGCAAGGCGCGGAGCTGCTTCTTGTCGGTCGGGACGTCGTGGTTGACGACGCTGACGGCCGGGGGTCGGACGACGCCCGTGCCGGTGCTGGTTGTCATCGGGTATCTCCTGTCGCAGCCGGGGCGAAGACGGCGGTATCCATCCCATCCGATCGTTCGGTGATGACGGCCATGATCGGCCGCCCCTGGTGCATCGGCACCAGGTCATCCCCGACGTAGTCCTGCCGCTCGACGGCCCGCACATCGACCTTCACGCCGGCGGGGACCATCGGGGCGTTCAGCCCCTTGAGGCCCTTGCACGGGTGGAAGATGGGCTTGGTATGCGCCGTCTGCATCTCGAGGGTGCAGTTGGGGCAGACCAGATGACGGGAGGGCAGGAGCATCATGCCGCCGCGACCTCCTCGACTCCGACGATCCGCCCGTTCTCGTCGCGGATGACCCGGCGCGTCTTCGGTGCGGCCAGCATGTCCTTGAGGTCAGCGATGGCCGCCACGAACGAATCGGTATGGACGTTGACGATCGGGGCCGGCTGTTCGGGCACGTTCACGATCGGAGCCTCGGCCGCGGCGATGTTCACGATCGGGGCAGGCGTGGCCTCGACATGGAGGGTCATCGGCTCCGAGCGCATCTGCAACGGTTCTGCCGCCGCGGTCACGGCATGGCACTTGCGGCAGGTGAACCGATAGGGCGGCGTGGCGAAGTCGGCCACCCGCGCGTTGCACTTCGTACAGCGGATCGGTTCCTGCGAACGGGTCTGCATTGGGATCGCGCCCGGATCGGCCTGAGGCGGGGCGAAGGGCACCGGCGCGAAGTCGACGTTGCCGGCCACGATCCCTTCCTTCTGCTGGGCGTACTCCGGTCCGAAGATGCCCGCGTCGATCCCGGTCTGGTATGTCTCGAACCGGGTCTTGACATCGGCGCGGAGGAGCTGTTCGAGGTTGAAGCGACCGGCCACCGTGCGGGGCAGAAGGTCGCTGAACTCCTGCTCCATCGGCTCGAGGTACTTGGGCGACAGGCAGCGCCGCTGGAAGTCGTTCCAGATGTCAGCCTGGTTCTGGTAGGTCAGCGACGAGCCAGACATCTGGTATTCGAGCAGCGATCCGGGCACCAGGAACATGCGGGCCGTCTCGCCCACCTGGAACTGGCGCGATTCGGTGAGCTGGGCCTTGACCGCATCGAACGGCGAGGCGGCCAAGGTCATCCCGTTCGTCATCCAGCGCGGCAGGTTGCCCGGTTTCTCGACCCATTGGGCATCGAGCGCCTTCAGGTCGTTCTCGTCGAGGTCCTGGTCGGTGGAGCCCACCATCGAAGGCAGGTTGCCGCTGTAGAAGTTGGCCGCCCAGTTCGAGGCTTCGACCGTGACCGACACGGCCGCCCCGGCGAGCTGGAGCGGGCCGACCCCGCGCAGGCCCGACGAATCGGGCAGGTAGGTCAGGTGGCGCATGTCGGTGTTGGGCATGATCCGGTTCAGCCACCGGATGGTCGGGCTCAGGCGGTCCGCGTCGTTCTGCTCGACCGTGATCTCCCACGGCGGGACCGGGAACAGGCTCATCGGCGCGCCGTCGGTGTCGCGCACCGCGATCCACCACCACGCCTCGCCCCGCGTGGCGAGGTAGTACGCCGTGTCGCGCCAGAACACGCCGGCCGTGGTCCGCGGGTTGGGCCGGAGCAGCATCCGGGGGATCTGGTTCGGGTCGGTGACCAGCGAACCGGCGCGGAACGCTTCCATGCTCAACGAACCGGCCACGCCCGAGATCAGGGAGACAGCCGACAGGATGGCCGGCACGCCCAGCGCCTCGCCCACGCTCGCTGCCCGCCACGGGCGGGCCTGGGCCTGTGACCGGCGGATGGCGGCCAGTTGGGCATCGAAGGTGGGGAAGTCGGAGATCTCACGCTCCTGCATGAAGGCAGGCGGAATCAACAGGCGGCCGATGGTATCCAGCCAGGTCACGGTGCCTATCCTACACGCGGCAGGGGCGGTTTAGGGGCACTTGCGAGCCAAACTGCACGAACGGCGGCCAAGGCCGCCGTGATCGACCGCTCGGGCACGGCCGGGACGGCGGTGAACGAGCCGGACGCCTCGTGCGGCTTGCGCGACGCCCATGCCAGGTCGGCGGTCACGTCCTCGCAGCCGGCCCAGACCAGGCGGCCGGCACTCACGAGCTGGACGAAGGTGGCCGATGCGGCGGCGAACTCCTTGGCGTCGACCGCCTCGGCCTTGGGCAGATGGCGGGCGAGGGCCGCGTCGGTCCATGAGGCGAACCCGATCTTGCGCGCCCGCTTCTGGAGGGCGAGCGCCTTGAGGTCCCGCCCGAGCGCGTCGACGTCGATCGGGTCACCGGTCACTTCGGCCAGCTCGATCAGCGCGATCCGTCCGTCGGCCATCGTCCATGACAGGGCGGCCGAGGCCCGACTGGCATCAGGTGCCATGTTGAAGGCCAGCGCCGGCCGTCCGTCGGGGATGCTCACGTCGCCCTGACACAGCGCCCATGCCGCGTCCGACACGAGTTTGGGCTGCATGGAGGCCACCCAGCGACAGCGGTGTTCCGTCTCGAACTCGGGTGCCGGCTTGGACCGGAAGGCAGTTTCCAGGTTGGCTTCCATGCGGGGCAGGTGGCCGAGGGCCGGGTTGGCCTGGGCCCAGCCGTCCCGGTCGTCGATCCGGCGGTCCTCGTCGGCGCTCCACTCGAGGTAGGCGTACTCGCCCTCGCCGCCCGTCTCGCCCCGCCGTTTCAGGTCGTTCAGGACGACCGAGGCGTCGCTGCCCGCGTTGGACAGGTAGATGGTCTGCGGATCAGGCGAGGCGGTGAGAGTTGGCGTGGCGGCGGCGATGACCTCGTAGTCCTCGAACTCGCGCAGCTCGTCGAAGATCAGGGTGTCGGCCGACAGGCCACGGGCGCCGCGCTGGGGCGCGACGATGACGTACTCGCCGCCCGAGCGGTGCACGATCCGCTCCTGGCCGTTGGCCTGGCGGAAGGCGACGACCTCGGACTTGTCGAGCGCGAACGCGACCCGGAAGAACACCCGCCGCGGCAGGATGCGGTTCTGGGCGGTATGGATGATCCGCTTGCCGGCCCGCAGGTCCATGAGGATGCGCGGCACCAGCAGCTCGGTCTTCCCGTTCTGACGGGCCATCACGATCGCGACCTCGCGGTACAGCCAGCCGTCGGGTCCGGTCGCGGTCAGGTAGCGGCCGGCGAGGATCTGGTGGGGCATGAGCGTGATGCCGATGCTCTTGGCGATTGCGTCGTACTGCTTGACCAGGCTGCGGGCGGGGAGGGGCGGGGCGATCCGGGGCCGCGTGACGCCGACCAGCGGCTTCCGCCGCGTTGCGGGAGCCACCGTCACTTGCCGCCCGCCTTCCGGCTGTAATCGCCGCGCAGCACCGGGCCCCCGTTGTGGAGAGGTATTTTGGAGAG